TTGGGGCCACCTTCGGGTGGCCCTTTACTTTTTTGTTAAGATATGTCAATTATCCGTCACGGGCTTCTGGCCCCGCCTCTCCCGGCGTAGAGGTTTTAACTTTCCCCGGTTCCTAGTGCCCCCGGCGTGGCATGATGGGACTTCCTGTAAAAAGGAGGCACCGTCATGGCAAATACTAATGCGCCTTTCGGTTTCCGTCAGTACAGCGGCAACGGTTCTGCCCCGACCTATGAACAGGTCGCGGTTCAGATTGCTTACAATGCTACAAATATTTTCTTCGGTGACCCCGTGGAACCCGACTCAAATGGCTACGTTATTCAGGGTGATGGTACGACCGCCGCCGCTGGTATCGCTGGCATCTTCATCGGCTGCACATACCTCTCGGTTTCGCAGAAGCGCGTCATCTGGTCCAACTATTGGCCCGGCTCGGATGTTGCCTCCACCAGCGTGGTGACCGGCTACATCGTCAATGATCCGAATGCTCGGTTCATTGCTCAGACCGGTTCGACCGCCGCTACGCAGTCCACCATTAACCTCAACGTGCCTTATGTCACTGGCTCGGGTAACACCGCAAACGGCATCTCTGCCGCTTATGTGGATGTTGCGAACGCTGCTGTCACGGCTACGCTTCCCTTCCGCGTTGTAGGCCTTGTCACTGATCCTCCGGGTTCGGCTGGCACGGAAGCTGGTGCTTACAACTATGTCATCGTTGGATTTAACAACGTGACGACCAAGAACCAAACCGGCATCTAAAGGAGTAAGGACCAATGGCTGTCAATCTCAGTTCCATTAAAGACCTTCTCCTCCCCGGTCTCCGGGGTGTCGAAGGCAAGTACGAACAGATCCCGTCTCAGTACGACAAGATCTTCACCAAGCACGATTCGAAGATGGCTCTCGAACGTACCGCAGAAATGCGTTACCTCGGCCTCGCGCAGCTCAAGACCGAAGGTGGTCAGACTGCATTCGATAACGCGGCTGGTGAGCGTTACGTCTACAACCAAGAGCACACGGAAATCGCTCTCGGCTATGCGATCACTCGCAAAGCCATCGACGATAACCTGTACAAGACACAGTTTATGCCGTCGAACCTCGGCCTGATCGAATCTTTCCATCAGACCAAGGAAATCTACGGCGCAAACGTCCTCAACACCGCGACGACTTACAACGCGTCTGTCGGTGGTGACGGTGTGGCTCTTGTTTCTGCTTCCCATCCAATCGATGGCAGCACGATCTCGAACTACGCCACGAACGACCTCAACGAAGGCACCCTTCTGAATGCGATGATTGCCATCCGTGCAAACTTCCGCGATCAGGCTGGCCTGAAAGTTTTTGCTCGTGGTCGTCGTCTGATCGTTCCGCCGCAGTTGGAACCAGTTGCAATTCGTCTGACGAAGACTGAATTGCGTCCGGGTTCGGCAGACAACGATGTTAACGCGATCATGTCTACAGCCGGTGGCCTTCCTGAAGGCTACATGGTCAACGACTTCTTGACCTCGCAGTATGCTTGGTTCCTGCTGACGAACATCGACGGTCTGTCCTACATGGAACGCGTCAAGTTCGAATCCGACATGCAAGTGGATTTCGTGACCGACAACCTGCTGGTTAAGGGCTATGAGCGTTACTCGTTCGGCTACTACAACTGGCGTTCGATCTACGGTTCGTTCCCGTCATAATCTCAAGAGGGGCGGGGATAAAACCTCGCCCCTTTTTCTAGGTATCCCAGATCACACAGACCGACCTAGCGGACTCTGCACAGACTGTGTGATCGTATCGTGCAGGAGGTTCCTATGGGAACAACCACTTTCACTGGCCCTGTAAAGGCTGGTAGCGTTCTCAATACAACCGGCTCAACGGTTGGAACGCTTAAAAATGTTGGCTTTGCGGAGCTTGCTCAGTCTAAGGCCGTCACTCAGTCTGCTACGGCTTCGGCAACGGCGATTGTTATCCCGGCTTACAGCACAATCGTTGCGATTGATCTGTTTGTTACAACTGCTTGGTCAAGCGCAACAACGACCTACACCATCAGCGTTGGCACTTCGGCAACTGCAACGGAACTCGTTGCGGCCTCAAATGTTAATGCGGTTGGCCGTCAAGCCCTTAATCCCGGCACAGACGCTACAAAAACGGCTCTCTGGATCAACACCGGCGCAACCGATGTTCAGATTTGGGTTAAGTCTGGCGCACCTGATACAACTCCGGGTGCTGGTACTCTCGTTGTTCGTTATGTTCAGGCTATCAACGCCTAATCAGAGCTATAGGAGGCTCATATGAAGGGTAAAATGGCTGCTAAGAAGCTCCCGAAGACGTTCTACGCTGGTGGAGATTCTAATGTCGCGCACGAAGCTGAATCCACTAAGGAAGGCTTTAAGCGTGGCGGTAAAACCGTCAAGATGATGGGCGAAAAGTCCAAGGCTCATGCTGGCCGCAAGGCTCGCAAGTCGGGCGGTGGTGTTCTGTCGTCGGCCTCTGGCCCCGGCACGCCCCGTGGCAAGGCTTCGCACTACTAAGTTTTAGACTTAGTTCTGCAAGTATTTACGGGGGCTTCGCGCCCCCGTATTTGCAATGGAGGGTGGAATGTCTGGTGCTTGGACACGCAAAGAAGGCAAATCGCCATCAGGTGGGCTTAATGAAAAAGGCCGCGCATCCCTTCGTGCTGAAGGCCATAATATTAAGCGCCCCCAGCCAGAAGGTGGTTCGCGCAAAGATAGTTTCTGTGCCAGAATGACCGGCATGAAAAGGAAACTGACCGGCTCCGCAAAGGCCGCAGATCCAAACAGCCGCATCAATAAATCTCTTAGAAAGTGGGATTGCTGACATGACGGACAAACCTTTTTGGGAGAAAGATGCGCCAAAAGATGCTAAAGAAAAGCATCTGAACCGCAAACAAATTCAGTCGGCCAAAGCGAGGGCTAGAGCGGCGGGTCGCCCCTATCCTAATTTGGTTGATAACGCAGCCGCAGCGCGGGCTGGCAAGAGGAGCTAAGAATGACAACCGCTTACTCAATCACACAGTCTGGTCGCTTTGAGCCATTCGAGCTTCAGGTTGCTCGCGGTCAAATTACTTGGCATGAAAATCAGTTTCAGTTTGGTGTGAACCAAAGCGTTGGAACGACTTTCAGCACTATTTGGAATGGCAACACTGCTCTTTATGCCTATCCGGCTGCTGCAACTGTTCTGAAGATTTCTAGCTCGGATGCCAATGATACTGCTGCTGGCACGGGCGCTCGCACTGTTCTCGTCAATGGCCTTGATGCCAACTACAATAAAATCAGCGAAACGGTCACGCTCAACGGTCAGACTGCTGTCAACACAGTCAACAGCTACATCCGCTTTCATTACATGGAAGTTGCCACTGCTGGTTCCGGCGGCACTGCTGCTGGCACCCTCTACGCTGGTGTTGGTTCTGTCACGGCTGGCGTTCCTGCTACCATTTATGGTCAGATCACCATCGGCTACAACGCTTCGACATCTGCTTTGTGGACGGTCCCGGCGGGTTACACAGCTTATTTGACATCCTGCACTTGGACTAGCGGCAACACGACTGCCAACATTGTTGTTACAGGTGCCATTTTCAGTCGCGTTTACGGCGGTGTTTTTACTGTCGAAAGCACATGCAAAATGCTGGCTGGCAATAACTTTGACCGTCATTTCGATACGGCTGTTCGGTTCACTGAAAAGACCGATATCGAAATGCGGGCAGCTTCCAGCACTGCTGGTAGCGCCGTCACTGGTGAGTTTCACATCATCTACATCAAGAATGATGCCAGCGCCTAAGAGGCTTAGATGTCAACCAGCGGCACATACACCTTTAATCCCGGCCTCGGTGAGATCACGCTTTATGCGTACAATCTGATCGGGGTCAGGAACACGGCTGTTCTGCAAGAGCATATGGAAGCCGCTCGCATGGCTTCCAATATGATGCTTGCCCGCTGGGCCAACCAAGGTGTGAACCTTTGGTGCGTTGATCTTATCAGCGTTCCTTTGGTGCAGGGTCAGGCAACATATAACGTCGATGCCAATACGGTTGTCATTCTTGACGCGTATATGGAGATCAACAACGGATCTGGTCAGCCAATTGACCGCATCATTTTGCCGATCAGCCGCACTGAATATGCTTCTTATCCGAATAAGGAGCAGCAGGGATTTACGACAACCTTCTGGTTTGACCGCCTTCTGTCACCAACAGTGACTCTTTGGCCGGTCCCGGATGGCTCGTCAGCGCAATATCTGAAATATTACCGCGTTCGTCAGTTGCAGGATTCGAACTTGCAGAACGGGCAGCAGGTAGAAATTCCGTATCTTTGGCTGGAAGCTTTTGCCTATGGTCTTGCCTATCGTCTGGCGCAGATCTGGTCTCCAGCAGCGGCTCAAATGATCAAGCCTATGGCCGATGAGAGTTATGCGATTGCTTCGCAGCAGAATGTGGAAACTGCACAGCAATACATCTCTCCGATGGTCATGGGATATTTCCGGTAAGAGGTTCCTATGGGCTACGCCTCAAAAGCCGGTAGGGCTAGAACGGATGCACGAAACCCTCAAGCACATGCAATATGTGACCGATGCGGTTTTCGTTACAACCATGTTGCTCTTCGCTGGCAATATGATTGGCGCGGCGCATCAATAATGAACATTCGTTTGTTGGTCTGCGATACTTGCTATGACATGCCGCAAGAACAACTCCGCGCTATTGTCATTCCAGCAGATCCGATCCCGATTCAGAACCCGCGCACGCAGGATTTTGTTACGGCGGAAACCAATACCCGTGCCATTTCGGGCCAAAACACAGTTGATCCTACAACGGGCATTCCTGTTGTTAATGGTGATACGCGCATTACTCAGGACGATAAGGTTCGTGTTACGCAGGAAACTGGTGAGCCTCCGGGCGGTCGTAACCAGCGTCCGGGTACTAATCCAAATGCTCCGGGTGACAATGATCCGGGTCTTCCTTACAATATGGACGTTGTGCCAAGAACGGGTCCGCTAAATGGCAACTAATATCCAAATCCCAAATTTGCCGGTTGCCACCTCACTCAGCGGCAATGAACAACTTGAGATCGTCCAAGCTGGCGTATCCCGCCGCACGACTACTGGCGCGGTTTCTGGAATTACTCCCGGACCAACTGGTCCACAGGGTCCGCTTGGTCCAACAGGACCAACAGGAACACGAGGTCCCACTGGCCCCACCGGCCCCACAGGTGCAGCCTCTACAGTTGCTGGCCCCACTGGCCCAACCGGATCAATAGGCAATACTGGTCCCACCGGACCAACCGGCGCAGCATCAAATGTTGTCGGCCCAACCGGCCCCACAGGACCTACAGGCCCTACTGGTAATGTTGGCTCTGCTGGCCCCACAGGCCCCACAGGCACGCAGGGTAATGTTGGACCGACCGGACCCACAGGTCCTACGGGCAATATCGGCACTAATGGCCCCACTGGTTCGCAAGGTGGCACGGGTCCAACGGGTCCCACAGGCCCCACTGGCGCGGCCTCTAATGTTGCTGGTCCTACTGGACCAACCGGACCTACTGGTCCTACAGGCCCGACAGGCGCTGCCTCTACAGTTGCGGGTCCCACAGGTCCTACAGGGAATCTTGGTCCAACAGGCCCCACGGGTCCTACTGGTCCCACTGGTGCGGCATCAAACGTAGCAGGGCCTACGGGTCCAACAGGTCCGGCTGGCGTTTCTTCCAGCTTGTTTGCTTACAAAGCTAATACAGGCGCAACATCCGGCTATCCGGGTGATGGCTATCTGCTTTGGAACAATGCAACCCAGACAAGCGCCACAAGCATCAACATCAGCCATCTGACTAGTGCTGGTGTTGATGCTGATATTTTTTTGGCGCTGATCAAGAATACCGAAACAATTACGATCCAAGATTCTGCGGTTAGTGCGAACTACCAGACTTGGACCGTCAATGGTAATCCGACAAATACGAACGCTGGCACGGCGACTAGCTACTGGACTTATCCTGTTACGCTAACGGCTTCTGGCGGCACTGGCACAACCGGATTTGCCAACAATCTGCAATTGTTTGTTGCCTTGGTGAACGGCGTTACTGGCCCGACAGGCTCTTCTGGCCCCACTGGCCCAACTGGCCCTACCGGGTCAACGGGGTCAACTGGCCCAACAGGTCCAACCGGACCTACTGGTGCTACTGGCGCGGCTTCTACTGTAGCTGGTCCAACAGGGCCTACAGGCCCTACAGGTCCCACTGGCGCAACTGGCGCAGCTAGTACTGTGGCTGGCCCGACAGGTCCAACAGGTCCAACTGGCAGCACTGGTGTTTCTGGCCCCACAGGCCCTACGGGGAATACAGGTTCTGTTGGCCCAACTGGCCCTACAGGTAATGTTGGCGCTGTCGGCCCAACTGGTCCAACTGGTCCGCAAGGCAATGTCGGTTCTGGTGGCCCAACGGGTCCAACCGGACCGCAAGGAACGCAGGGTAATGTTGGCCCCACAGGCCCTACAGGTCCTACGGGTTCTACAGGAACTACGGGCAGCACAGGTCCTACAGGTCCGACAGGTCCAACAGGCGCAGCCTCTTCTGTCGCTGGTCCAACAGGGCCCACTGGCCCAACAGGCGCAAACGGCACAAGCACGATCACTGTCGGCACGACACCTGTCGCAAGCGGTACAAGCGGCTATTGGCTCTATAACAATGCTGGTGTGCTTGGGAACCTTGCGGCTCCAGTTACATCTGCCACAGGCGGCACTGGCGTTACGGTCAGTGCATCCACTGGCGCGGTGACTTTCAGCATCGGTCAGGCTGTAGCTACATCGTCCAACGTTCAGTTTAACTCGCTGGGTGTGGGTACGGCTGGCTCGGCAACGGCTGGTGAAATTCGCGCCACAAACAACATTACCGCTTACTATTCAGATGATCGTCTGAAAGTACGGTATGGCAACATCCAAACTGCCCTTGCCAAGGTTGAGAGCCTGTCCGGTTTCCATTATGAAGCCAATGAAGTGGCTAAGGCGCTTGGCTACGAGGCTGTGCCGGAGGTTGGTGTGTCAGCACAGGAAGTGCAGCGTGTGCTTCCAGAAGTTGTTGTGCCAGCGCCGATTGATGAACAGTATTGGACGGTCCGCTATGAGAAGCTGATCCCGCTCCTCATTGAGGCGATCAAAGAGCTTTCTGAACGGCTGAAAAAGCTGGAGACTAAGTAATGGCAACTTTTCTTCAGACAACTGGTGCGATTTCGCTCAATGACATCAACACGGTCTTTGGCCGTGGTCTGAACCTTAACGCCTATCGCGGAACGACTTATTATACGGCTTCTTCTGGACCGTTCACTTTTTCTTCCGGCGCGATCAGCTTCAGTGATTTTTATGGGACTGGCCCAAGCCCCAACATTACTTACACCGTTGCTACGGGCGGAACTGTTACAACTGACGGTAACTATAAAATCCACACCTTCACAGGTGGTGGGACATTTACTGTCAATCAAGTTGGAACGGATGCAAGTGCAGCATATCTGATTATTGCTGGTGGCGGCGGTGGGGGTGGTGAAACCCAAAATACCCCTCGCAATGGCGCGGCTGGCGGCGGTGGTGCTGGCGGTTTTGTAAGTGGCAACACAACTCTTAGCGCCACAAACTATGGCGTGACAGTTGGCGGCGGTGGTAGCGGCGGGGCAATTGGCGGCAATGGTCAGGCTGGCGGTAATGGTGGCAGTAGCTCTGTTTTCTCTGTAACTGCAACAGGCGGCGGCGGTGGTTCGTCTAGAAGTTTTGCAGCAGGAAATGGGGGCTCGGGTGGCGGCGCTGCGGGCGTATCAGGCAACAGTTCTACAAATCCCGGCAACGGAACCGCCGGGCAAGGCAATCGTGGCGGCTACGCATTTTACGATAAGAACAATTCTGGCGGCGGCGGTGGCGGTGGCGCATCAAATGTTGGCGGTGATGCTGGTTCAGATGGAACTAATTCATATGCAAGCGGCGGCAACGGCACGGCTTCCAGTATCACAGGGGCCTCTGTAACTTATGCTGGTGGCGGCGGCGGCGGCATCACTCTTAATGTTAATGCTTCTGCGGGTGGTTCTGGCGGGGGTGGTAGCGGCGGCTCATTTAATGCTAACTCTAATGCTGGCGGGGCAAATAATGGCGGCGGCGGCGGCGGTGGAACCGCATCTGACAACCGCCTCCGCGCTGGTTCTTCTGGCGGCTCCGGTATCGTCATCATCCGTTATAAGTATCAGTGAGAAATCGCATGGCGCATTTTGCTCAACTTGATGACCAAAACAATGTTATGAATGTTGTTGTGATAAACAATTCAGACATTGATAATTTGCCGTTCCCGCAAAGCGAACCAGTGGGTATTGCGCTTTGCCAATCTATTTATGGGCCAGACACAATTTGGAAACAGACAAGTTATAGCGGCAACTATCGTCGCCAATATGCAGAAATTGGAGGGTTTTATTACCCACCAGTGGATGTATTTGTTGGCATCAAACCATTTGCTTCTTGGGTTTTCCGTACATCGGATGCAACTTGGCAAGCGCCAATTCCAATGCCATCAGTTCCACCAAATTATAAAGCGGTTTGGAACGAAGAGTATTTGGATTGGGATATTGTTGTTGGGGGAACAATATGAAAACAGTCGTTCCAATTTCAGGCGGTCTTGATTCGGCGTATGTTCTTTGGAAGCTTCTTTCAGAAACATCCGATGAAATTACTGCTGTTTGTATAAACACGGACAACGTAACTGATTCTATTGCTAACCGTTATGACCTTCGTGCGTTTTTGGTTTCCCCACCTACTTTAGCAATTGCGGCTGTTGATTGGCTGCAATCTAATGTTCGTCCTTTTACGTTTGTAAATCATCTGTTTGATGAGCAGTATGTTGTTCGTGGATTTGGAAACTGCAACAATCCTCAAACATACATTGTCCGTTATTCTGTCCCTTTGATTAACGCATCACAGTTTGACCGTGTTGTTTGTAGCGGGGAAAAGGAAAATGATGGATATGCAAATGGCGGGACAATAGAAACGCGCCGCCCCGGAGGCATGGCTGCGCGGGATGTTTTTGTCGCAAACGCAACACGCGGGACCATTGATTTTACTCTTATTGCGGATAATTACACTCAAGCAAACGCGCTGTCGGAAATGCCAAGTGATCTTTTGGCAATTTTGGATACATGCCAGCCAAATAACGGATTGTTTAAGTGTAAGAAAAAAGCTTGGTTCCAAAATCTTTTGGATCAGGGCAAAACAACACAAGAGATTTATGACCTCTGGTATCAATCATGCACAACACCATATCAAGGCAAATGGTTTAGCATGAAAAACTGGCTATATGGTGAGCAGCCAACAGATCAAAACACATGGGCAATCCCAGAATGGCCTACTTCCTATACAGTGCCTTAATCTGGTTAGGGCTTGTTTCATCTACGTTTGCTGAAGAATTAAAGATCACAGTTCACACCACATCCGGTGGAGTGATGATCCATGCGCGTGTATTTGCCAAAAACATGGCAAAGCATACATCTGAAAGCATTGTGATCCGTGCCATGCCGGGAGCCACTGGCATCACCGCAGCGAACTATCTTTACAATGTCGCGCTAAAAAACGGATCAGAGATTGGCACCATTGATAGCCGCGTTTTCATTCATGGGGTGACAAAACCTGACACGGTTCAGTATGATCTTTCCAAATTTGGCTGGCTTGGCTCGGCAGTAGATAACCGCCAAGAGCCGTTTGTCCTTTGGGCCAAAGCTGGTCCAGATCGTCTAATTGCTGGGTCTGAAGGCGGTTTTGCTATTAACCATATTGGCCTTGTTAACAGCATCCTGCGTTGGGATATTAAAGAAGTTGTTGGCTACCCCGATTCGGCGCAGACCAAATTGGCTTTTGAGAAAGGCGAAATTAACCTTGTTGCCTATAATCTGACAGGCATTAGAACAACCAATCCTGATTGGCTGGTAAATCCATCTGTTTTGCCTTTAGTACAATACGGAGCGGGCAGAAGAAGACACAAAGATTTGCCTTTTGTGCCAACAGTAACAGAACTTTCGCCATCGGATGAAGACAAACAGCTTATCGCCTCTTTTGAGCGTCTTTTTGTCCTTGGACGGGCATTTGCCGCTCCCCCAAACATACCAGAACAACGCCTAATCCAGCTTAGGGCTTTGTTTGAGCGTACAGTTACCGATCCAGAATACCGCGAAGAAGCAGCCAAAATTGGTGTTATTGTAAGCCCTGTTTCTTGGCGGGAAGCGGAAGAGCTAGTAAAGGATATATCGCGGACACCACCAGATACCGTGTCTCGTCTTAAACAATTCTGAATACAAAGAGGGGAATAATATGAAAATTGAGTTCATGCCTACGGACGTTAATGGCCGTGACTATCCACCAATTCCAATGAAAAAAGCTGTACCTAATTGGTACAAAGAAATGCCAACTGAAGTTGGCCCAAGAAATGCAGCATGGTTTCAGAGTCGTGATGCTCAAACAAATGCAACGATACGCAAGTGTGCACCTGTCCTTGACTATTTAACAAGTGGTTATGTTTTGAGAAATCAAACAGAAATTTTGATTTCTTCTTTAATTACAGAAGAAACACAGGAGGTTTTTTGGAGACATGCTTGTTCTGATAAAGCAACCGTCTCCCATCATCCGCACGAACAGTGTCCTGTCAAAATTCAGAACGAAAATAAAATTTATGTAAAAATACGGTGCGGTTTTGTTATCAAAACACCGCCGGGTTATTCATGTGCTTTTTATCAATCACCTTATTTTCTGCATGAAGGTTTTGAGTTTTTCCCTGCAATTGTTGACACAGACGTATATGACGGAGAGATTTTTTTCCCCGGATATGTTTCTGCTGGGTATGAGCATTTAAACTTTGCCCCCGGAACACCTTTGGTGACAGTTTTTCCATTTAAGCGTGAATCATGGGAAGGAATTGTTCATCAAAAACCAGTCAATGCGGAAGGCGATAAATTTACAAAACATAAAACAACTTGGGTGGATGAAATCTATCGTCGTTTTGTCAGGCAGGAAAAAGAATACAAGTAAGAGGGGACAATTATGCCAAGCAGCGATACACGCGGTAAACCGCAAATCTTAGACTTTGTGCGTAATCTCAAGCACGACCGGATGCTAGATATTGGGTGCGGCGAAGGCACTTATGCTAAACTGTTTCCAGAAGCAACTTGGACAGGCGTGGAGATTTGGCAGCCCTATGTGGATCAATACAATCTCAATAGCTTATACAATGACCTTAATGTCATGGATGCTAGAGAGTGGACTAGCGACGATAAGCGTTGGGATGTCGCTGTCGCGGGAGACGTTCTGGAACACATGACGGAACAGGAGGCTTTCCTTCTGGTCCAAAAGCTTCGTGACTGTGCTGATTGGGTTATCATCAGCATCCCGTTTAATATGCCGCAGGGAGAATGGTATGGAAACCCATATGAACGGCATGTCAAAGACGATTGGGATCATGATAGCGTCAAGCGCGTATTTGGCGATCCTGACTGGTGTCACATTGACTATCCTATCGGGGTGTATGCTTGGCGCGGCAAGGAATCAGTCAAAGAACGACTGAAGATTTGCGTTTACGCCATCAGCAAAAATGAAGCTCACTTCATCCCGCGCTTTTGCGAATCAGCCAAAGACGCTGATTTGATACTAATTGCTGATACTGGTTCTACGGACGGTTTGCCGGAGGAGGCAATTAAGCATGGGGCTGTTGTTCACCATATATCCATTACACCGTGGCGATTTGACTTGGCTAGAAATGCTG